TGTTACGTCAATACCTGTGCTGGTGGTGGCGAGTTTGACTGCGTTGTCGTAATAAAGAGTTACTGCACCGTCTGTTTCAAACGATGCCATATTTTCTGAGCCACCTTTGTTAAGAAATATACCAGCACCATTTGTTGTAATGTTAAAATTACCAGTGCCAACATCATCAATATTTGAGCCGCTTCCAGAGTGATAAATCTGTAGGTCAGACCCAGCGCCGAAGATGGCTTTGCTGTTATCCGCAAACGTAATGTCGTCGCCTGTAGATACCGCAAGGTCAGTACCGCCAGTCGTGTTGCCGTTAGCAAGTATCTCTGCAAGCGTATCAACCGTGCCAACCTGACTATCTACATACGCTTTGATCGACTGTTGAGTAGACAACGCAGTGGCGCTGTTAGAGGCCATGTTATCTTCGTCGAGAATATTAGTAACAGATACTGCTCCAGTACCAGAAAGGTTGTCAAACTCAACCGTCCCCGCATCAACCGTGCCTGTTACAGTCACGCCTCCGCCGACTGTCACACTTCCAACTACATTCAAAGCATCAAAGTGTGCATTGTTAAATACGTTCGCCGCTACCGCGCCAGAACCCGCACCATTAAAAAACACAACCGCTGTCGTACCCGCGGGCACCTCATAGTCGTTACTCGCGCTATATGTCCCTTGAAACAACAAGATGCTGCGCGAACCCGCTAGGTTATTACGCACATATATAATCTTTTCAGCGTCATTCGGAGTAAGTTGCACATAAGCCGTGCCGCCCAAATCCCCGCCATCGCCAAAAATTACCAAACGATTACGTCCATTAGAAGACGAACCATCGCTGATAGGCAACGTATTAGGAGAACCAGAAGACCCCGTGGCGGCAAGCGTTACAGATACCTGACCGTCAAGCGCGGTATCCAACAATTCAAAATTTGTATTTGTGGTATCGCCCCATGTACCGGACTGCTCGCCCGTTGCAATGAGCTCAATACCATTATTAAGTGTATATGTACTTGGCATTTTTTAAAACCTTATGCTGCAATCCTAGTCCACCCCGGAGACTGAGCAGGAGTTGTCTCTGCGTAGCCCGGAGCTTGTGAGGGCGTTTCCTCAGTATAACTCGGATTTTGATTTGGGACAATACGTCCGTAAACTAAGGGCGTTCCAACAACGCCCGTGGCGGCAATTCCCGTAGGAGTAATGTTTGCTTTACCAGTCACCGACACTGATCCAACAGAACCTGTAGCGGCAACGCCAGTCACTTCAATGGCCGAGGCCGCGGTAACAGTGACAGAGCCAACACCTGCGGTTGCCTCTAAACCAGTAACGGGAACATTTGCCTTACCCACCACCGAAGTTGATCCGGCAGAGCCTGCGCCTGCTACACCGGTCACAGGAATTGAAACGCCAAAAGAAACCGTGGTAGAACCAACAGAACCTGTTCCCGCCACACCTGTTACAGGAATTGAAACGCCAAAAGAAACCGTGGTAGAACCAACAGAACCTGTTCCCGCCACACCTGTTACAGGAATTGAAACGCCAAAAGAAACCGTTACAGAACCAACGCCTCCGGTTGCCTCTAAACCCGTCGGAGATACATCAGCATTAGCTGTGACTGTTACAGAACCAACAGAGCCCGTAGATTCAAGACCCGTAACTAAGACGTTTGATTCACCGGTAGCGGCAACACTACCTACTGCGCCAGTGGCCTCTAAACCCGTCGGAGATACGTCAGCATTAGCTGTGACTGTTACAGAACCAACAGAGCCCGTAGATTCAAGACCCGTAACAGGGACATTTGCGTCCGCCGCGGCGGTTGCCGTTCCAACCGCACCGGTTCCTTCAAGACCCGTAACTAAGACGTTTGCTTCACCGGTAGCGGCAACACTACCTACTGCGCCAGTGGCCTCTAAACCCGTTGGAGATACATCCGCATTAGCTGTGACTGTTACAGAACCTACTGAAGCGGTAGACCCTAAACCTGTTACAGAAACATTAGAATCGGCGTTGACGATTGATGTGCCAACGGCTCCTGTTCCTGACACACCTGTAGGATAAACATTTGCTGTAGCAACTACTGTAGTAGAACTAACATCACCAGTGCCAGAAACACCAGTCACTGATGTGTTGGCTGCGGCGGCTACAGTAACAGAACCAACCGAACCTGTAACTCCAAGTCCAGTAACAGGAACATTTGCTTCTGCGTTTACAGTCGTTGTGCCAACGGCCCCAGTTCCTGCTACGCCCGTAGGTGTAGCATTGGCGGCGGCAACTACCGTAGCAGAATCAACCTCGCCTGTTCCTTCGACACCAGTTACTGATGTGTTGGCCTCGGCGGCTACAGTAACAGAACCAACCGAACCTGTCGCAGACAATCCCGTGACAGTTACAGTGACTCCAAAAACTACACTGACGGAGCCTACAGCGCCTACAAGCTGGGGAAAATTATTGCTACCCCAGCCCAACTCGCCCCAAGTGCCACGGCCCCAGCCGCTTATTGGAACGATAATGTCTGCCATTAGGCTATCCGAATAATCGCGTTACTGGCGTCCGCTGTCGGAAATACGATGGTAAAGTCGCCTGCGGTAGACGTTTTGTCGCCGCCAAAGTCTAGCACCACTACCGAGGGATCACCTGACGCACTATCATTAAAGATTAACGCACCACGGGCTGTGATTGTCGCCGTGCTGAATGTCAGGTCCGCAAAATCTGTCAACGCGGTGGTGCCGCTTGTACTTGGATCAACCCGAGTAAGAGCCGCACCTTTTGCTGTGTACCCAGTTCCAGACACTTCATTCGAAGCGGTGTACGCTGTGGTTGAAGCATCGAAAGACGCGCTATTTGTATAAAGCGCAAGATTAAAGGTGCTTCCACCTGAGTTTTTAAAATTGTGTACAGCCTCAAGAAGCTCTTTCTTAAAGCTGGTGCACATAAAGTTTCCTGAAAAGGCCATGTCACATTCTCCTTATAAGTTCAGCGAGGTCAGGGTGCCCCGCATCTTTAATTGCATTATATACCGTAGTTCGGTCACTTTTGATAGCTTCTCGCATATAAAATTCTAAAATTTTAGCTATGTGCCCACGAAAAGCTTTTGCTTGATCCCGTATAACGGGGTTTGCATCTTCCGAAACAGAAATAATTTTATTGGCACAACGGTCAGCAACTTCCTCCGGGGTAAACCCCCGTTTAATAGTTGTTTGAACGTCTACTCGAAAATCTGAAGATATATCTAAAGCATCTAATTTCATTGTTTCGGCCTTATAACCATTCCCATTCTATATTGATCTGTAACCTCTTTGGCTTCTCCAAACATTTTCAGACCGGTAATTGCCTCGGCAAAACGTTTCTCGTATTGCGCCATTACGTCTTGCTCACCCTTCATATAAATATACGCCTCAATAAGGCTTCCATACAAAAGAGCTAATTCTGCGTTTTCACTCAACCACGTGGTGCCGGAACCCGCACCCGCAGTTAAGCTGGCGGGTCGATAAAAATAATGCAACTCAACGGCGCGTGATGCGTCAGGGGTTGGTCCAAGAATAAAGTTGTCTATGTCAAAAACCGCATAATATCTTGGGTTTCCGGTTGTTGCAGAGTTAGGATTAAAGCTTTGGACAAAATCAACGTCCTTAAAATCAAGAAAAACTTGATTGGAATCGGCGTCTACAAAAGAAAGCGAAAAAGGGCTTAAAAAATCACTAGGGGCCGCAAGGTATTTATTGTTTATCGTCATTGCTCCGGAAACGTTTTTACGAAACAAACTAAGCTGTACGTTTTTAAGTATTCGTTCCTCAGATTGGCGAATAAACACAGGAAGATTAGTTACAAACGAAGTTTCATCGTTTTCTGTGTAATCTTGAATAGCCTGTTTAAGCTCATCGTATGTAAAACTCATGTCGTCACCGTAACCTGTCCGACACTTCCCGTAAGAGCCGGTGTGTTCTCTAATTCAGAAGGTAGTTGAGCAACACTGACCGTAGACCAATTGCCATTGCCCAAATAAACAATCCCATTTGTTGTTATAACAAGAAAAGGTTGAACGGGATTTGGTGAATCCGGCCGAGCGTCCTGTAGCGCCTCTGGATCAGAAACCGTTCTAAACGGACCTAATTGAGGATGCTTTGGTTCATATTGATCCGGTCCAACAAGAAGCCCATTCCACTCACGTTTCATAATGCGATAAGGATACCGCAAACCAGACCGGTCGCAGATTGCAAGAGCGTTTCTTCCTGAAGCGAATTTTGCCATCAACCCACCCTATAGTATTCGTATTTAGGCACGACGTTAAAGGATGAACGATCTCGGTCCTCTGTGGCCGCCCTATCAAACTCTTCCTCGTAAACAGCTTTAAGAAGCTGAACACGATTTGGAGCACGTTTCAAAGCAATGTAATATGCCAATCCCGCGGCTAAACAGGGATAAAACCGAAAAGGCATATCCATAGTGTTGGTGTAAATGTCAGCATCATCCATGCGCGTCAACGCATCATAGTACAAAACATCTGTGCTATTTTCCGGCACCGGCCAAATTTTAAGGTTTGGGGTAAGCTGTCGGTCCAAAAAGAATTGATTGGGCCTAGACTGTGTTGTTTTCGTCGGTATTGTCAAATACTCATCACGACTTAGCCGATCAAGCTGATAATCGGTTCCATCTCGCCGTATAACAACAGAAAGGACGTCAATAACGTCCGTTCCAAGGTCATATTCACCATCGCCTTGCGTCAAAGCCTGCGACCGTTGTTTGATGGTCCATTGATTTAGTCCGCGGTTAGCCCAGTCTGCGAGCAAAAGATTGAGTGAACGCTTGGCGGTTTTAAGGTCGTATCCAGTACGCACCTCTAACCCACAACGCTCAAATGCCTCTTCGACATAATCTGCGACGTCTAACTCAAAGTTTTTGCTGCTTGAAAGTGTCATTTTACTTCTTCTTTACCATGCCGCCTTTGCGCATTTTCTTGACCATTCCGCCACCGCGCATCTTTTTAACCATTCCACCGCCGCGCATCTTTTTAACCATGCCGCCACCGCGCATCTTTTTAACGCCGTTCTTTTTACGAGGTTTCATTGCCATTTTTCAATCTCCTATAAAGTTTTTCACGTTGTGCATAGAGCTCTTTTGCATCGTATTCTTTATTATAAATATCATAATAACCTTTTTTATCCAACTTGTCTGCCGCTACTTGCAATTTGCTCAAGCGTTGAACAAAAATCATGGCGTATTCAACATCTGTGACGGGATCAAACTGTACATCTTCAACAAAATCATTGGCCTCATCGTCCGGATGAAAGCCCATAACCCACACGTCTTTATCTATAAACATGCCCTGTGAAATGACTTCATTTAAGTGTTCCAAATATTCGTGAAAATCTTCGCTGTTTTTCTTGTTTCCAAGGTCAATAATAATCGCAAGGTCAAAATTATCATCAAATAAAGCAATTGTGTTGTACAAAGTTTGATAATTGTTTTCGTATTTAAACAAAATTGCGACTTTGCCTTCAAACCAAGCTTGCTTTGCATAAGGGCACGGCGGTAAATTATTAAAATACGGGCTGGGCTTTTCTAAAACCTCTCTCGACCACTGCATTAATTCCTCTACAATGGCACTTTCGACAGTTTGAGAAGGTTGAAGAAACGCTACAGTCATGCTTGTGACACAGACCCCGCTGTTCTTTTACGCCGATTAGACATAACCGCCCCACAACCGCGAGCCACGGCGGTTCCGGGTATTTTTTTACCATTAAACTTTCTTTTTGATTTAGTTTCGGGTATAATTGCGCCTCCCGAAGCTAATTTGCGAACTTTTGCTGCCTCTGTGTTAGAAACTACCTTTTTACCCTTACTTCCTTCACGTTTTTTCTTTGCCGCCGTAGCTTTACGCTCAGATTTACTCAAACTCTGCGCTTTTGCTCTCGGCAAGCAACGATCTGGGCGTTTTTTATTCTTTGACGTTCCACAAGGACCGGCAATATTGCCATTGATGTCAATTCTGACCCAATCCTCATCTAGCCAATCTTGCAATTTGCCCATTATTTACCCTTTCGTTTTCCGCCCTTGGATTTTTTAGCGTAATTAGGGTCCTTACAATATTTACTAGCGGCTAAGTTTGCATACGCGCTGGGGTATGTATCAAAAGTCCGTTGCGCCCACGCTTTTCCCTCTGGGCATATTTTACTTCCCTTACTTTTTTTGGAAGCGCCTTTAGATTTTCTCGAATATGCCATTATAAAAGCTTCCCTGCTATTGCGGTTGCTATAATCAAAAGAGCAATACCCCATAAGCGCATGTCAAGTTTATCAAGCTGCCTGTCAATCTTTTGATACCGCTCGTTGCATTCTGCTTCATGCTTTTCAAGGAGTTTTAAAACCTCTTCGACCTTCATATTACCACGCCTTACAGGACCAGTATCTGGCCGAAAATTTGTCTTTTGCCGTGTCACAATTGTGTCGTGCACGAAAGTTTTTACGTCTTCCCGGCTGGTCTTTCTTGATAGACATCTTAGGGTCCCCGAACCGAACCAATTTAACTTCAGAGCCTTTTTTTGCCAAAACGGCACTTTTCTTGGTTTTTCCGGGAGTGCGCTTGGGTTTATTAAATCCGGCAAAGGTTTCGCCCCGATATTTTATTCGGCCACTAGGTAGTCTTTCAACATCTTTTGTTGTAGCCATGGAACTTCCTAACTATAAAAAATAGTCATAGCGGTCACGTTTGTTGCTGTACCTACGTGAATATCGCTTGCAAACAAAACACCTTCATCCGGAATGTTTACTGAATGTGTTTCAGAAGCAGAAAAATCTATGTCTAAAACGGTTGCGCCGCCGCTTCCATCTGTCAAAGTTAAACGACCCGCACCGGCCGCGGTTAATACCTGTATCTGACGTAATCTGGCACGGCCTACTGAGGCCGCACCCGTTCCCGTCAGACGTTTTGTTTTTACGTCTGAATTAGCCATTCAAGCCTCCTTTAAGCAAGGTTATTATTCTGAGCGTACAGAATAGTAACACGAACTTCACCCGCGGAGGTTGCGGCGGAGTTTGTTACAGTCAGACGAATGTCCGCTGTGCCCGTGTCTTCCCATGCCAAAGCCGCCCCTGCTTGAGTAGTGGGATACTTACGACCCGCAGTAGTTCCAATAGCAAAGGTGTTTAAGATTGAAGTTGCACCGCCGACAGTATCTCCAACGCTCAAGTTGGTAGCTCCGCTTGCCGCGGTAATAACGTCGATCACACAATCAATGATTTGAGAATTTGCGGGAATAACAACATCTGTTACAGACGCCGCTAATGCACCACCCGATAAATCTGCTGCAAATGTCTGAGACATTACCACATTACCGGTGTTTTTGATGTTTGAACCAAGGGTTGTACCCGTAGTTTCTTTGATGGTTCCGGCTTTAATCGGACCAGAAAAAGTAGTTGTACCCATGTTATACTCCTGTCTTGGGTTAAGTCAGTCGCCCAATGCGACTGTCAGGGATAACTTTACTATACATTAAAAACTGCAAAAAGAAAGGGGCAACCGAAGTTGCCCCAGTCATCAGGGAGGAGGTAAATGAATTACCGTCCTCATTGTACCACAACTTACGCGCCGGGAGTACCAAAAACACAACGCCAGTCAGAAACTCCGAAGCTATAGCGTTCACGTGCTTTAAAGCGCATGTTGCCAGTGTCGAAGTCGCCTTCCATCGCTGTTTTGATTGGTGAACGGTTAAAGTATTTGAAACCGTTTGGCGCATCAGTTTTGATGAAGAACGCGTCTGTGTCTGTAAGGAAGTGGTTAACCACTGCACCTTCAGGCAACATACCCATTGATTTCATCGCGTTTGTGTCGTTGTCCGCTGTGCCCGGACGCAGATTAGAGTTAATAACTCGCTCTGCAATGAACTGAAGCTCTTTTGGAATGATAAGCTTCATGCCGCGTACAGCAATCTTCAGACCACGCTCGTCAGTCAGACCCGCAATGTCAATCAGCATCTGTTCCAACGATGTTTCGTTAAGATCAGCCGCTGTTCCAAGCAAGTTTGTCTGATTACCCGATAGTGACGGGTGAGCCGCAGAACACAACGCTGCACCGTCACCAATTGCAGAAGCACCGGCTGTGAACGCGTTGTTCAAGATAGCCGCAGCTTTAATCTGCTTGGTTTGAGCCATGGAACGAGCCAAGGCTTTAGTGTAGCGTGATGCCAAACGATCATAAAGGTTGTCTTCAACAGCCTCTTCTGTGATCGAAAACGCAAGCGCGATAGTTTCGTGAGTATAACGAGCAGTGTAGGTTTCTTGTGCGTCGTCAAAGCTGATGCCTGTGCCTTCACCTTTAACTGGCGCTGTTCCAAAACCCCCGAGCATAACTTCCTCTTCGAATGCTCTATCTGAGCTTTCTTCTTCGAAGATTTCGCCATGTTCATTCTCGTATCGGTTATATTCGAGCCCGAACAAGGCATTAAGGCCGGGTTCCAGCTCTTTCGCTAATTGTGCGCGAGAGATAGCCATATTTCAGCCCTCCTTAAATGCCAGTTGACAATGACGTCGTTTGCGAAGCCGAAGCAGCAACAGGCGCATT